ATTCCCCGACTGCTTCATTATATTTTGTATTTCTCTTTAATAATTTGTAGTGTCCTTCCCAAGAAATACCTATTTCAATAAGAAATTGAGTAATATGTTTTCCTGTTTTACCAGCATCTATAATGATATTATACCACTCGGGGTTCATAGTGTATTCCAACTTTGGTCGTCCAACACCTTTCTTTTCGTTTTCCATATATTTTATCTTTTAATTTTTGTTTTATTTACTACCAAGAATTGTAGTGCGTGTGTAATATGATGTATCGCATTTGCTATATCTGGTTGTTGAGAACTATTTGGATACAACATATTATATGCGTTGAAAGTTTCTAACTTATCAAAATCATTAAAATCATTTATTTCTTTACCAACAATTACTCTATCGTAAATCTCCTTTACAACTTTTAGAGTATCTTGATTATTTACATTATTTAGTGGTTTCGCTCTACCACCTTTACACGAATTACAACCCATATTATTTTATTTTGTAATAGTTTATTTCTACTTCCTTGAAAACAATTCTCAATAAGTCCGCTACTTCATAGTCCTCATTTTCTATCATCGTATTTACAAATCTATCTAAATGAGCCTTGAAATCAAAATATCCCATATCAGTATCATCTGCTATGAATACCATATCATCGTATATCAACTTTTTAATTACTTGTTTTTCCTCATCTGTCTTGGAATAGTAATCTTTTGTAAGTTCTATCAATTCTACCATACTCTATAAATATAATCAATTTAATTCATAATAACAATATAATATAAATAAAAAACCCCCATAAATGATGGGGGTTAATAATTGTAAGCATCTTGGTAATCTAACAGGGAAACAATAATTACTTCCTACAATTAAAAAGAAAAATCCCACATTTATTCAGGGTAAATGTAGGATTTCTCAAAGAACAAAAATGGGTATTCTTATTACTTTTAATAAATATAATTGTGTTTTTTACATCAGTAAAGTAATATTACTTTTTTTCTTTCTTGTTGAGATTTTTGTATATTAATATCCCATTTAGAATAATAGATGTTGAGATAGACAATATGGTTAAATATGTTACTGGGTTCATTACAGCAATCCCTACGGATACTGGTGTTAGTATATTTGATGCTGCTATTAAAGTGTCTTTATCCATATTACTAAATATTCTCTATCTTTTGTTGAATAAGTGCTTTATGTGTTTTTGATAAATTATTAAAGTTCTGTAAAACCCAACTCAAATAAGTTGCTGGTATAGTTTCTAACTTATGCCCTTTGTATTTACCAAACAACCAGATATTATCAATAATTCTAAATGGTGTAGTAATATTTTGATTAGGAGCATTTAATTCTTTGTTGAACTTTTGACTATGTTGAAAATGTTGAAACTTTGTTCTATCATCAATTTTCTTTAATTGTTGAGTATCTCTATTTTTCATATTACCAATTCTTTTTCAAGTTGAATAAACATTTCAACAGCATCGTCATAAGAAAGATTTTGATTATCCATAATATAATTTATAGAACACCTATTATTCATATATACTTGTCTATATTTTGTTTCTTTTTCAATATCAATTTCTTTTTCAATATCAATTTCCTTTTCGGTTTCGTTTTCATTATCTATTTCCTTCTCACTCTCTATTTCTTTCTCTATTTCTTTCTCTTTCTCTTTCTCTTTCTCTATGGGTTGTTTCGGTTGTTTTTTTAACCCTTCGGTTGTTTTCGGTTGTTCTTGGTTGTTTTCGGTTGTATTTGGTTGTTCTTGGTTGTTTTGGGTTAATTTAGTTGCGTTCTTATTCCCTTCAGGAGCACCACCCTTTTTTCCGTTTTCTTTGTTTATTTCAACTCTTTTATTGTATCTGTTCCTATCACCATCAAGTAATGGTTGTGCGTTTATCCACATATCTAAAACCCTTTCATTTGTTATATTGATTTCAGTATTGTTATAGTAATTGTGTAAAGCGTCAATAAACTCTTTAACCAATTCAGGAGACCATCTGTCTAATGTCTTAAACCAAGATGCTCTAAAAATTATGTTGTTATTATCCTCTTTATTTTTCATTCCAGTATTTTTTAACATCGTTTATGTATTGCTTGTATTCATCACTTTCCTCAACAAATCCTCCACCTGATATTTGTATTTTTTTCATCAAGTTCTTAAATTGTTCTTGTAGTTGTATCCACCTATCATCAATTTCAAGTTCATCTTGTGTTAAAGTATCGTTGATACAATTTTCAACATACTTTCCAAGTAATAGGTTTTGTTTTGCGGTATAGGCTTTTAACCTATCGTGTAATTGTTCGTCAATTAAAATACTTTTTCTCATAATGTATAATATAGTATAAATATGTGTAAAAGTCAAAAAGGATTGAAAAAAAAATAATTATTTTGATTTATTTTAATTTTCAATATATTTATGTATATGGGTAATGAAACAATACAACACAATCTAAAAAGGCGTATGTGGAGAAATGATGGAGTATATTATTTCTGTAGAATATGTGGGGATTATTTAAGAGAGGATAATTTCTATAAATCAAAGACAGGTCCATTTAAGTTGGATACAAAGTGTAAAATACATTACACCAAGAAAGATATTGATGATGACGGGGAAATGGATTATCTTAAACTCAATAGGCTACAAGATGAGGACTTTACAGGGACACAGAGGTTATTAGAGACACTTGGATACAAGTTTGGGGTAGATACACCATCGGTTCATATTCAGTTCCTTAAACGACATAATTTAGAAAAATGAGCATAATTAAATTATCAAAGACAAAGGCGGAACATATCCGTAATTTATATCTTCAAGGAGGTTGGACGCACTTGTCCCTTTCCAAAAAGTTTAAGTGTTCGCGCGGACACATAACTAAAATAATAAATGATAATAGGTGGAGGAGAGAAAGTTATGGCATACCACAAAAGAAGTAAGGTAATCTATATTGATGATGAGGAATATGTTTGGTGTTCCCGTGAAAAAGAATATATCCACAATACCGAGTTTGAGTATGGTAGAAATGGTGCGTATAAATTATTCTGTGAAAAATGTGGCGAAATTGTATATGGTGAAAGGGTAATGAATTATACACAGGGTGCTCAAGATAGAAATGAATATGTTGAGGAACAATCAAAGATTATGTTGGAGAATATTGGGTATGACTTTAATAGTGATTTAACTATCCATCAACAATTTTTAATGAAACATAATTTAGTATGAAGACACATACAATCATATATGGGGTGAATTACTCCACAGAACAGGTTTTAAGAGACTTTAATGGTAAAGTGGGGTATTCACTCATACATCGTATAGAAACTCCGTTAAATAAGTATTGTGAGTATGGTGATGAGATATTTGAGAGTAAGTTGGATTATGAGGTATTCAGGGAGTATCACAACAATTTTGTAAGAAAGTCAAAATAATTTTGTAGAATAGTAGAAAAGTATTATCTTTGTTGTATGGAAAACAAACGACAAATGATTTACAATATGAGCGAACAATTTGCTATTATCCAACACTTCAACGCTAAAAACCCTGTGGTAATCAACCGATACGAAAATATGTATGGTATTACTTTGGAAAAATTGGTAGATGATGCCAACGAACTAATCTCAACCTACAATCGTAAGTTTGGTAAAAGATTTGGGTATTACTCTTATTGGGTTGTAAGTGGTAATAAGGCATATAAAAATGTTGAAAACAATTTGGTAGAAATCAAATAAAAAGTATTATCTTTGTAATATGGAAAATAATATCATATACGGCATCTACGATACGCTTGTAGATTACTTTGGTGGAGATAGAATAACTATGATGGAAAAGTATTTTCAGGGTGATAAGGTTAGTTTTTACAATCACTTAAAAAAAGAATACAAGGTATTTCTAAAATACTATGATGAGGCAACACCTATGAAAATTACAAAAAATGATTATGGTGCGGCAACAATTAAAGCAGATTGGTAAAAATAATTTTGGTAGATAAGTAGAAAAGTAGTATCTTTGATATATGGAAAACGAACAAGAATTGGAAACTATGACTATCAAAGAAACTGCTTACGAACTTGGTATTGGATTGAACTTGTTTAATGAGTTTTCTGTTTGTATGGAAACTTTGTGGAGTGTCGCTCACTCATTAGATAAAATCACTTTAATCCAACTCATCGTGAAAGATGATAGATGGGGTATGACCCGTGAAGATGTCTATAACAGATGTGGTGATGACTTACAATTTATGAAAGAAATGTATGTTGAGATGACTTTTGTAAATGTAATGGCTGATAGGGGTATTTTAGACAAAAAATCTACTGATAAAAAGATGTGGGATTTCATCAACTATTGGAGAGAATTGTAAAAATAAATTAGGCTGGTAATATAAAAAGTTGTATCTTTGATAAACAATAACACACTAACAAAAACATAAACAAGATGAAAAAAGAAACCCTCCCCGTAAAGTATGTAAATCTACTCACCCGTAATGGAATTGATGTATCATCTTTCATTTACCGAGTATCACCAGAAGGTAAATTGGAAATTATCCGTAGTGGGGATAATACAATCATCATCAGTAGGAAAGGTGATAATACAATCAGTATCGCTTCTACCGAAGGTAGTGATGTATTACAGAGTAAATCATTTGAGTATATCAATAAAGATTACCTCAAAGAAATTGTAAAACAAATTAGAAATAATTTTGATAAAAATATCTATTGGTAAGAAAAAATCCGTATCTTTGTATTATGAAAAACACTATGAAAAACAAACCGACAAAATTAGTAGTATCATCACAAGACGCCGATGTATGGGCTTTGGCACAATTATTAAATGAGGAACAAGTGGCGGCTTTGTTGTCCTCACTTCAACTCCAAGACAAAATTAAATCTTACGAATTGTAAAAATAAATTAGGCTGGTAATATAAAAAGTAGTATCTTTGATAAACAATATAACACTAACAAAATAAACACTATGAAAAACACTATGGAACTTTTGGTAAATGAAGGAGTAATCACCCAAGAACAAGCAAACAAAATCGCTTCTAAAAAATACTACTCAATCCGTGAAAGGCTTGAAATGACTATGGGAAACATAGAACATCAGGGTTGCGCTTATTGGGACGATATTGAAAAACTTGAAGTGGTTATTGAACTCCTTAAAAAGGGAAAAAACCTTGATAGTGATTTTGTAATGTAATAACAAAGTAGTATATTTGTATCACTATGAGAAACGAAACATTTTACAACGAAGGACGGAAACAAGGCATCAACAAACTTTATGGTGATGTAAAACAAAAAGAGTTGGCTGAAAGGATTTATAGTGATTTCTCCAAACAACCTGATTATGATGAAGATGGTGAATATAATGAGAGTAAGTCATCTTTCATTTCAGGTTGGGTTGATGCTATGATGGACTAAAATATTTTAAGTTATTTTTAATATTATTTGATACTTTTTAATTTTTTACTATATTTATACTATAAAGAAAACAAAAATGGGACACACAAAAAGAACTTACGAACAGATGACTATTGATGAAATAGTTAAACACTATCCAGGAAACACAGATGGTGATGAGGATTACCAATATGAGTTGTATAGAGAAAGACAACTTGAAGCAGAACAAGAAGCATACGAACAACATTTAGGAGACAGATAATATGAAAAAGTATGATGAACTACCATTAGGGTTTGATAGAACACAACTCTATAAGGAACACGAAAGTCCTATGATTAGGAGACAAACAGCGTTAAAGGAAGCACAATCCTTTTTCTCAAACAACAACATCACTTATTCAGCGATGGACTTGAAAGCGTTGTATATGAGATTTCTTAAAATGATTGAGACTGGTGATAGTGATTTCTTTGAGGGATTGGATAAGTGGTTAGAAAATAAGAAAGAGGGATAATACTTATTAGTATGGATAATAAGATTGAATACTTTACACAAAAGTTAAATAAGTTGAGAATTAAAGAAGCAACATTTAACTCATCGGGATATAAAACACCTGATTATCTTAAAAGAGATATGAGGATTACCGAACTCACATTAGAAAAACTATACAAAGAACGTAAGTGATGTCCCATAATAAAATCCCCTGATAGAAATATTGGGGGGTTTATTTTTATAGATTATGAAAAGATTTAGAGATACAGATTATTTTGTAAATGAGTATGGTGATGTATTCCGTAATGGAAAACAATTAAAACCAAATATGAAAAGAAATTACAAAAATGGTGTTCCTGTAAAGGATAAGTATTATTGTGTTGATATTTACAAAAATGGTAAAAGGACAACATTTTATATTCATAGATTAGTAGGTGAATTATACCTACCAAATCCTGATAATTTACCTGAAATAGAACACAGGGACGATAATAGATTTAATAATCATTATACCAATTTAGAGTGGGTTACTGGTAAGGAAAATAGAGATAGAGCCAGACAAAGTGGTATATCACCACACAAACTTACAGATGATGATGTAAGGTATATTAGAGGAAATTACAAAAAACGCTCTAAAGATTTTAATTGTGTAAAATTGGGTAAAATGTTTAACATACATCAAAGTCAAATATCCCTAATTGTTAGGAACATCTTGTATAAAGATGCTTAAGATATTCTACTATTATTACCACTATACCACCAGGGATACGGACAACTACCCAAAATACCGGCACCATAGTTTCCACCACCAACTATTCTACCTCCATTACCAGCAGGTGGTAAAGTGATAGGTGATTTGAATGCTCCACCAAACTCGGGAATAAGTTGTCCGTTGTTTGTTGTAAGAGTATATTGAGGAAAGTTTTGGTTATTGAATACAAGGTGTCTCCTTAATAGGTTGTCGTTAAACTGCGCATTATCTCTTGCGTTGTTTTTAAGATAAACCAAATCTTTAATAGAAACAGGATTACCCTGTTCGCTACGCATTTGTTGAAGACCAATATTTACAAACTTAATATAAAAATTGTCTAATGCCAAATAATAAGCATAAGATATAAGAGTAGGTTGAATAAAGTTATTTAATAACTCTTTGTAGTGGATTTTACTTGGGTCATCAATATCACCATTACTTACCAAACCTAAAATGTATTCATACAGATTTGTTCCCAAACTTTCCTGTATGAAAATCTGTTGAGCCTGTTGAATTGAAAATCTCAACTCTTGTGTATCCACATTTTCGTTGATTGGAGTATTCGCTTTCAGCTTGTCCTCGCTAATAAGTAAAACGTTGTATATCATTATAGTATTTGGTTTTGTTCTATTTCTAATGTTATATCCTCATTAGGATAAATAAGTTCAACTACCGGTTTAATTTCTCTTAAAAGGAACTCTTGTAATGGTTTTACACAAGTATTCATAAATAACTTATATGTGGTTTCCAATTGTTCTGCTGATGAATTAAAACCTGTTGGTGATGGCAAACCGATTATTGAACCATCAACCACTTTATGACCTGCCAAGATGTTTTCCCTTACCAATGCGAATATCTCGGCATAACCACCTGTAGCCATAGTTGGAGTAATTTGTGTGATTTCAGGTTTTCCCCCTTCACCACCATAACTTACCATAATCCTACCTGCGTTATTACTTCCCCTATATCTTTCCTCCAAGCGTCTTAAAATGTCCTCTTGGTCGTTTTGGCTGTCGGGAGCCTCTGTTGGAAAATGAACCCACATAGAAGGACTTGCTCCGTTGGAAATATTACTCAAATTGAACGCTGAAATAGCCCTTGATAATCTAATATCTAAAATTGATGATAAGTAATCAGGAACTCCATAAAATAAATAACCTGGTTGATATTGTTTAATGTGGATAATTTGTCTATCAGTAAAGTTCTTTGGGTCAAAATCTGCGAACTCAATTACTCCTACCTTTCTCCAATTTACCCAATCATTACAATACAACCAACCATCACTTCTAATCTCACCTTCTTTTGGTGCTTTGGCTCTCATAAACTTTGATGGAATAATGTGAAAACCACTAATACCATCTGCCCTGTTATTTTTCCAAATAATTTCTAAAAAAAGATTTCCACCCACCAAAAACTCCCAAAACATCTGTTTAACAACATCATTTAGGCTTTCTTTGTTATTGATTTTGTAGTCATTTGTAAATCCTCTACCTGAAGCATTATCTACTTTGGAACGGATACAAGCGGAGTGTATTGGTGAGAAATCAGCATAGTCATACCATCTCTCAATTTCCATATTATCCAAGCCCCACCTCACAAAATACTCGTTGCGATTTACTTTCTCAATAAATCTTGTGGAAATATCGTCTATTGAAAAGTTTAATTTATCTATTTTAATCATTATTCTCGTTGTAAATAATAAATACATCACTTGTTCCGCTGTATGAAACAGGTATGTTTTGATTTATTCCCACCACATTAAATATGGTTTCATATACTACATCATAAGATAAGGCAGGATTTAGATTTGTTGTAGATACTTGTTCGTATATCTTACAATAATATTCTCCCGGTATAAGATGGACATTACAAGATGTAGGAGTAGTATTTCCTGTTAAACTTTCAGGGATACTATCATCAATCGTAACACCAAATAAATCATAGGCAGGTGAGTATGATACACTCGGTGGTATTCTATATGGAATAAATCTCCATACCCTTCCCGAGAGTTTATGATACATAGACCAAAGATAAGTAGGATTAGGTAGGGTTTTATTCCTACTACATACCACCGCTGGTTCATTATACTCACCTTGATTTACATATACCATAGTTTCTATTTTTTTTTCTTATGAATAATTATGCCTTCTATTTCCGTAAATTACACTACCAAATACCTCAAATACAAAGATGTCTGTTACATTGTTTCCAGGGTCTTTAAGTCCACCTGTGAATACAAATGTGTATCCTGTAGCAGTCCAAGTCATAGTGTGGTTTCCGTCAGTTTGTGTTTTAATCATAAATGAAGCACCATCTCTAACATTTGTAATATTGATTGTAGATGTTCCTGTAATGTAAAATTGTGATTTAGCACCATTATCCAAATTACAAGTAAAGGTTGTTCCTGATGATACTGGTTGAACTCTTGTTGAAGGGGTCCTTAATACTTGTAAATTATTTACATAAGCACAATCATTTATATTAGCATCAGTATAACCTGATAATCCTATTAAAGTTGCTCCACTTGTATTTCCACTAATGTAATTTAATCTACCACCAATTATATTATTAAATCCACCACTACCATTATTAGTTCTAATATCACTATCGCTTGCTCCAAAAATGTTATTATATGATGTATTAGTAATAATTGTTTGATTACGACCACCTACGATTGAACTATACTGACTATTTCTAATAAGTTGAATACCCCCTAATGTTGTTCCATAACTCGCTTCACTTGATATAGCATTACCAATCGCAACACTTTCACCACCTGTAGCCGCAGCATATTTTCCAATAGCCACAGACCTAAAACCACCAGAATTACTTTCAACACCACCACAGAAACTATCTGTTCCACCTGCCGATGAAGCATAACCTATAACGCAGGCTTGGTTTCCATTTGCGGTGTTTGATACCCCAAGTGCCATAGCACCACCAGCGGTTGCTCTACAATTCCAACCAAGAGCCAAAGCGAAATTGGCGGACGCTTCAGTATTAGAACTACCTATTGCTATACTCGCTAAACCTGATGATATTGGGTTAGGACCATAAGTAGGTGTTAAAGCAGATGATGATACAATACTATCAACACCAGTTCCTGGTATTAGTAATCCTGTATAACCACTATATTTGTAAGTTTCAGTTTCAACGCTGTTATTCATTACGAACCATCTTATGTCTGCAGCGGTGCCAGTATAAGAAGGTAATTGACTAATTTTCGTATTTGCCATTTTATTATTTTTTAATTTTCTATGTTTATATCGTCTCCACCTTCTGTTTGTATAAAGTCGGTGTTTTCGGCTTGTAGTTTATATTGTGGTAAAGGACTACTACTTGGAGTATTAGTAGGTGTGCTTGTATTTGTTGGGGTAATCGTTGGCGTTGGAGTAGGACAACTTATAGGATACTCCAAACTTACTCCTGGCGGTGTTCTAAAACCTGCTTTTGGATATAACACCGAACCATCAGTTATTGTTTGATTTGTTGAAAATGTTGCTCCTAAAAATGTAGTATTACTAACAATATAATTGGTATTACTCACATAAACAAGATACGATGGGTTAAATGTGTTATAGATTAAAGTGTAATAAAATGTTCCGTCAAAACGACCATAAATAGCATATAGATTACCAAAATAAGGTCCAGGTGTAAATACATTACCTACAAATGTTCCACCTATAAATGTTCCACCAGTATATGAATATAACCTATCATAAGTTCCATTATAGTCAAAACCAAACGGGTCATTATCTATTACTATAACTTGTTCGGGACATAATGGATTATTTGTTGGAGTGATGGTTGGGGTTATACTTGGAGTGTTAGTCGGTGTGCTTGTATTTGTTGGAGTAATACTTGGAGTATTTGTATTTGTAGGAGTGATACTTGGGGTTATACTTGGTGTATTGGTAGGAGTAATCGTAGGCGTTGTGGTGGTCGTTGGAGTAGGTGTTAGGCAAGTAATAACTAATTGGCAAGTTTGATTAAACGCTGAAAAATACAAATCATAAGTTCCCTCATAATTATCATTTGTGTAAGTATATGGTATAGTTTGATTACCCAAACTAATAGTTCCACCACTACAAGGATAGAAGGTAATATCGGCTATTTGTCCGTTATAGTTTGTAGATTGTAATTGTATCTGTGTTGCCATATCTTAATATGTATTTCTACCTAATGAGGTTTGGAATGCGTTTATTATACTATCAATAGTTGTAACCTCTGCTGGTGTTAAATAATCACCCATAAATGCGAATTGATTTCTACCTGTGTAATATTGACCTGTATATGGACTACCATTTAAGTTTAATACAAACATATAATATGGTTGATTTGGTAATGCTGGAGAACCTATTGGAGTGCCACTTAAAGTTTGTCTATCAGTTAAATCACTATAGTTGTAATAAATTGATTTAAGTGGTGTTGAATTAAATGTTCCAATCCAAGAACCCTTAAAGAAATTACTACCAGTATTAGCGGTAAATAATGCTCTTGTATCATTAGCAACAGACCAACCATATATTCCTATTTCTATTGTTCCGCTATTTTGATATAACATATTTAAGTTTCCATCGTAAGAACCAAATGGGAATACTTCACCATTTCCTCCACCAATATTTCCACCAACAATATAATAACCAAAAGATGTATTTGTTGGTGATGATTGAGTATTTGGATTATAGTTGGTATTACCATAACCAGTTCCATTATTGGTTACACCTGAAATAGTAAAACTTAAATCACCAACATTATTCCAAGTAATATCAAACGCACTATTTGTTCTAATTGCGTTTAATGCTGTTGATGCTGCTGTTGCCCCCATCATAGGATAGAACACATCTAATTTATTATATAATCCATTTGACTTTAATGCCAAGAACATATTGTTTGTTGCCGCAGACATTGGTGATGTTACACTACCACCCGCAGCAACAACGGCAGATAAGTAAGCGGCAGCATCAGGGTCAAATGAAGGACCAGGACTTGCCGTTGGGGTGATAGTAGGGGTAGGACTTGGGGTTGGTGATGGTAATTCTGTATAAGTAATATCACAAGCAGGAGCAGGTGTCCTTGTAGGTGTAATACTTGGGGTGTTTGTTGGTGTGCTTGTAATTGTCGGCGTAGGCGTTAAAGTCCTTGTTGGAGTAACTGAAGGTGTGATACTTGGAGTAATTGACGGGGTCGGCGTAGGAGTAGGAGGAACAGGAGTAGGCGTTGGAGTAATTCCACCATCAGGAATAAAACGCACAATAATATCATCTAATGCTCGGTTCTCACCAAGATAGTTGGAAAATTGTTTTCTTAAAAATACCTTACTCATTTTTTAATATCTCACTTAAATTATCAATCAACTTATTTATATCCACATTACAATCTGTTTTTATCTTGTAGTGTTTTTCTCTTTCAATTTTATCTTTATGAAATATCACCTTTATTGTTAAATCACAAGTGTCTAATTCCAATTCAACACTTTTAACATAATATTCATCAAAGGCTATATCTCCTACCTTATACATAAATTATAGTGTATTACCTGAATAACTTTCAGTAGTTCCAGATGGTATTGGAGTTGGAACTGGTGGAATAAATGGTCCGCACCAATCAATTAAAGGTAATGATTTTATCCAATCATTTTGAGGATAAATAGAATTATCTACCTCCTCTGTTGATATAATCCAATTTTGGATACAATCTAATACTGGATTAAAATACCAATCTACCTGAACTAATTGTCCTTCTAAACTCTCTTTTTCTGTTTCTGTTAATAATACTACTTTCATAATTTTTAATATGTATTTCTACCTATGGCTGTAGCCCAAGTATTCACTATTGATGATAATGTAGTCATTTCTGCTGGTGTTAATCCACTACCTATTGTAGAAAAACTACACTCTTTATTACTATAAGCACTTACATTTGGTGTGAACTCATCACTTAAAGCACCAATAAATAATGAAAATGTTGATAATGTATTACTAATATTAGATGTAGATGATGCTATTTCACTACCATTTTTGTAATACCTTCTATTATTTGATGCTATAATGCTTCCAATATAATATCCTGTTCCACTTGTAATACCTGTTGCTGTTATTCTACCAGCGAAAATACCTGTTGTCGTAGCATCAAAAATTGCGGTATTTGTATTTGTTCGTAATTGTAAATCAGCCAACCTTTCTGCTGTATCACTCCTACCCACTCCCATATCTACACCAGCACTTGTTCCTGATGTTTGTGAATAAAAAGATAAGTGCCAGTTATTAGCAGATACAATAGTATTAAATCCTAACATAGTGTTTGCGAAAGCATTTGTTCCATTTGGTAATGCACCTTTGGAACTAAAAGTCCAACCACCAGCGAAAGTTAATCTCATAGCAGCGTTTGTATCAACAGGATTTTTAGCGTTGAACTTACAACCAGCACTATTACCACCTAACATAGGATACATAGCGACTATCTTATTATACAATCCATTACTTACAAGTGAGGTGAATAATGTTCTTGTGGCTGCTGATATTGTAGGTGTAATACCTGTTCCACCTGCCGATACTACTGCTGATAAATAAGCGTTGGCTTCGGTAGTGCCTGATGCCAAATTACTTGGAGTAGGAGTAGGACTACCTGTATTGGTAGGTGTATTTGTAGGTGTCCCTGTGTTTGTAGGGGTCTGCGTAGGTGTTCCCGTGTTAGTCGGTGTAATCGTCTGTGTTGGGGTAATACTCGGCGTAGGCGTTTGAGTATTTGTAGGGGTAATTGACGGAGTAGGAGTGGGTGATACAGGAACTGATGATGTTGTTTGTGGAACGTTCATAATAACCTGTTTCACAGGCACCCATATATTTCCTTTATTTTCCTTTTCACCCAAAGGTTTTAAGGCGTCCTCAAAGTTAAACTCTTTATTGTTCTTTGAGTGCCTGATGTATTGTCCTGCTGGTCTATAATTCCTTCCGTTCCACTTCATTTTGTTCTTTTTAATATAAGGCTATAAAGGGGGATTTTAACCCCCCTTTGGTTTTTATTTATTGTGTATTATTCAGCAGATACTGAAATACCACTCATCACAGCAGCAAGGGTAGTCGTTACAACTATCTCTTGTGTTGCGTTTGGTTCTCCACCAGCGATGGTTAAAGCAGAAATACCATTTAAGTCAGCGTAAGCCTGACCTGTTTGTAAAGTTCCCGCAGTTACTAGACCTCCGTTTGAGAAAGCGAAACTCCAATATCTATCGTTATTATCCAATACAATCGCATAAACGTTATTCTGGTTTACTAAGTTTTGGAACAAGTTTCTCAAATTAGTAGCCATTTTCGGTAAATTAATCACCAGCGTTGGTTCAAATACTACTGATTGACTTGTAGTGTTTACCGCTATCGCCTCTGTAAGAGACGAACTCTGTTTAACTAACTCAAACTTGTAGAAAGTTCCAGCACCTGAAATTGATGTGATTTCATTATCCACGTTGGAAGTCCAACCTGAAATAGTATTTCCACTATTGCCCAAAATCCAAAGCGATTTAATACCTCCTGTTGAGGCATTACGACAATCAAGGGTATATCCCTCATCTATAAAACAACTCATATCTATATCTTTATATTAGAATTGGTTTATGCTGTAGCAACGAAACTATCAACCGAGAACACACCAACGCCATAAGTAGCGTGAAGGTTAATTTTAATCACATCTTGGAACATATCATACATACTACGAATAGTCATCATTTCGTTATTCATACCTACCATAATGTATCCAGCAGGACCAGCACATACGTAGTTCTGTCCTGTTAAACCTTGTGTAGGAATTACTCTTACATTAGTTCCGGGTAACATTACACTCCAGGTGTCTCCCGCAGCCGCTGACTTATCATCAAAACTGAATAGATTGACGTAACTTGAGTTTCTCATAGAAGCAACTAACGCACGATAGTCAGCATATCCACAATAGATTACCAAATCGTCTCTGTGTAAAACGTTTTGAGGGATATTTTGGTAGTAAGTAGTGAATACATCTAATCCGTTTGTTGGAGTAGCCGCAGTGTAAGCAACTGCTGTAGCACCATTACCTGATGTAATCAAAGTTTTAACACCATTAAAACATTGTGAGTTATATTGAGTAGCACCAGTCGCAGTAGTATTTCTCCACAATTGGATTTCAATTTCATTAGCAACTCTGTTAGAAATGTCTGTTAAGATTACTTCCTCAAATGGGACGCTCTCGTGGAAATTACTATCACTCAAGTATTGAGATAAGTAAGTATCATACAAGTCATAAGGACAAAGTTGTTGGTTTAATTTCTTATTACATAAGTCAATCGTAACTACATTTTGAGTAGTTGTTCCAGAAGGGTCAAATCCACAAGAAAGGTCTTGTAAAAAGATTTCATCAGTAACGAAACCTACTTTTTCAGTTGTGCCCTTTAAATTAGGCTTCACCATAGAATACTTTGGCAAAGTCAATCCCAAGAACGCTTTGATAAGCATTTCGTCTCCATAACTATTATATGTCGGTAAGTTCGTCAAATCATAGTTAAAGTTCATTTTGGTTGTTTTTTTATTTTCCATTTTAATTATTTTTTTGTTTTATTTTATTTTATTTTTTTACTCCTCTTGAACTCTTAATAAGTTCCAATTTCCAATCTAATCTATCAGCAGAGGTTGTGCTGAACTTTTTAACTACAGGTTCTCTGTCTGGTTGTTTCTTAAATGTTTCAAAGTCAGTTTTCATTTTGTTAAAATCTGCTCTAAAATCATTTAGGTCTTTAATCAATCCAATCATTTCAGCCATAGCCTCTTTCATTTTTTTCATTTCACTTAAAGAACCTTCACCATCTTTATCAGGGTATTTTACTCCTGTGATAAATCCTTCACCATCTACTACTACTACAACACCAGATTTGGTTGTGTGTTCTCCTTCAGGTGCTGATACTTTATCACCGGCTTCTGTAATAACGTAGAGTTTTTGTCCTACCTTAAAATCACCAGTCTCATCGGTTTCAATTTTTGTTCCATCAGTTAATTCTGCTGCGCTCATCATATCCTCTTTTTCATCTCCAATTTCTATTTCTATTTCAGCGGTGGCGTCATTTTCGTCCTCCATCTCTGCTGCCATAGAAACAATTTTACCCATCTCATCGGTTTTAATTATCATACCCTCACGAGTAATGTAATCACCTTCTAATACAGGTGCCAAAGTGCTTTCACCTACCATATAAACCTCATCACCAATCATAAAATCTTCTGTTTTATTATTAGTAATTTCAGTCATACCATCTTTCAATTTGGTAGTGTAAAACTTTTCAGCCTTAAAATTGAGATTTAACAAGGTAGATATGCGTTCTAATGCTTCTTTTGCGTTCATCTTTTATTTTATTTCTTTTAATATGTTTATTATTTGTTCTAATAAATACTCATCATTATTTGAACGGGAAAAGTTTAGTAAAAAGTTTCCTTCTACACTCGCACCTTTCACCTTTCCTGTCTTAATGTATTTATTCCAAACATCATTTCCTTCATCAGTATCTAATACTTTGTATCCTGCCATCCAGGTTCCCTTTGGTATTTGTTGTGCGGTATATCCTAATGAATATGATTTATCACTATCTCCATCTACTAACCAACTCTCAACCATTACCAAGTCCTGAAACTTCATAT